TACTGTGCAGGCAGGTCCTCACTTTGCTGGTACTCTTGACGGTCGTTGGAAGATATACAAGAATCCCTATTTCAATGAAGACCAGTATCTGGTAGGATACAAAGGTGATATGTTCTTGGATGCAGGTTATGTATACGCTCCTTATCTGCCGATTTTTGCAACTTCCTTGCTTATGATGGATGATTTCATTGGTCGGCGTGGATTTGCTACTTCTTATGCTAAGAAGATGCTGAATAATAACCTCTATGTATCAGGAACTATTACTTCCACCTAAGAGTAAATAGTTAATAGGGTGTCCAATAAGAGGGGAAGTTGACTTCCCCTCTTATTGATAATAAAAACAATATGTTTTATATATTTTAGGGACAGGGTTTTATTAAATTTAAATTGTAGAGGTGAATAGTTTGAAGAATAAAATAGTAGTCAATAAGTCCAAGAAAATTTCTTATATCCTTGTTTATAATAAGGATTATAAGAAGCGGTTGGGTCCGGGAGAATATTTCAGATTGATTAAACCCTCTCTAGAGGAAGTTAATTATTATAGAAAGATGCAGGGTATTGGTATTGTTGTTGTGGATGAGGGTAAGTTTTTTGGTAAAGAATTTAAAAGTAAGGAACCTCAGAAGGCTTATGATTTAAGTGAGGATGCTACTCTTGAAGATGATGTAGAAGTTCAGGAAGAAGAGGAAGTCCAGGAAAAAGAAGAAGTTGTAGAAGAGGAAGTTGTAGAAGAGGAAGTTGTAGAAGAGGAAGCCCAGGAAAAAGAAGAGGCTCAAAAAGAAGAGTTGATAAAACACGTTAAGTCTTTGCGGAAAGATGAATTAATTGATTTTGCATATAATAATGATATAGATATAGACCCTCAAGATTTAAAAGCAGATATTCTAAATGTTATATTAAAGAAAATAAATTAGATACCCGATAAAGGTGGTGGTATCTTTGGATAAGGAAAGTATTGTAGAATATGTAAAAAAGAGACTTGGTTATCCTGTTGTAAATATTGAACTTCCTGATGATTCTATAGAAGCCTTTATTGAAGAATCTTTAATTACTCTTTCTTCTTATACTAATGAAACTGACTTTGTTTCTAAATCTATTTCAGGAGAATATATAGATGTTTCAGATGTTGATTTGATTGATGTGGTAAGGTTATATGAATCTCCAGAATTTACAGGCACTTTAGATTACAGTAATATTGATATTTTTAAAGTTAAGGATTATTCTGGGCTTGTGGATAGAACTGATTTCCAGGTAAGGTATTCCCAGATTGATAGGATGACTTTAAAAGATTTTAAACTTGTTGGAGATAAACTCTATATAGATAATTATCATGGGAGAGTGGTTATTGAATATATACCAAAAGTTAGTTTAGAGAATTTAGATACTCAGGAGCAGGGTTGGACAAGGGATTTTACTTTAGCCCTTTCTAAAGAGGCTTTAGGTAGGATACGTTCTAAATATAATATAAGTCAGGCTCCTTATGAATTGGATGGTAGAGAATTGCTTAGTGAGGCCCAGGAGGAGAGAAGAAGTCTTTTAGAGAGATTGGAAAGAGGTACAGGATTTTTCTTCGCTACCCGTTAGTTATAAGGGTTTGCAGATTGTTAAACAGGAGGTTTGGATTATGAGCAGAGAGAGAAGCATTTTTGAAGAACTTGCCAGAATTCGTAACAGTTCTTCTAAAGAGGAACCTATTACAGAAGAACAGGAAACTGTAGAAGAACAGGAAACTGTAGAAGAACAAGAAACTACAGAAGACCATTTAGAAGAGCAGGAAACTTCTGAAGACCCTTTAAAGGAATTAACTAACATAGTAAATTCTATGGGCTATGATGATATTAAGTCTTTTTATAATGTTACGATTTCAGAAGGTTCCGGGTTAATTACCGACTTACCTATTTATCCTCATTTGTTGCAGTCAGTTTTTGATTATGCATCTGCGGTAGGTTTGGAGAAGTCTGTTGATATGGAGAGGCTTTGGGAAGAGTCTTTGGTTGCTTATTCTGAAGGTTTGGATGTGGAGGCTGAAGAGGCTGTTTTTAAAGCGTTAAAGATGTTCTTTAATCAGTTAGGGATAAGTGAAAAGCAAGAAGGTGTTGAGGATAAGGAAGAAGATAAGGAAGAGGATACCAAAAATGAAGGTGAGAAAGATGCGGATTTATATAATAAAACGAAGAAAGTTCTAAAAGAAATGCACGCTCCTAAGAGGTATTTTTCTTACCTGGAAGCTGGGAATTACGAAAGGATTTCTAATTATATAGAAGAAACCTATGGTAAACCTCTTGAAGAGGAAGAGGAGAAGGATAATCAAAAGGCTACTCTTAAGACTACTTTAGATGAATTGCAGGCTCCTAAGATATTCTATGATTATTTAGAGAAAGGTAAATATGATTTAATTACTAATTATATAGAGTATAGGAAAAAGGAAGAGTAATTTCTTGAAAGTTTTGGATTGAGAGGGATGTAGATGGGATTTCTTGACCCTAACTCTGATGAAATAAAATTGATTTCTGGGTTCCTTTTGGAAGCTGGCTTTATGTTGGGAACTAAAGTAAAAATGTATTTAGTAAATAAAGCAAATTTAGATGTCTATCACGACCCTTCTTATGATTATGAAGAGGAAATAGAAATTGATATTGTTCTTGACCAGAGACCTCAGACTAAGGTGTTAAGGCATTTACATTGGTATAATGAAAATGAAGAAATCCTACCTATACTTGCTTATATAAGCAGATATGATTGGGATGATGATTTTGTTTCTGCATTAAAAGGTCTTAAATTAGAACTACCTTATCAGATAGGACTTAATGAGGGAACCAGAGTTTATGAAGTTTCAGATGCTAAAGCGTTTGCTCCAGATGGTGTCTATTGGGTATGTAGGTTAACTCCAGTAAGAGAGGAGTTTGTGCAGGAGCATAAGGAATCTAAACAGGACCCCAATTATCAGTTTCTTAGGATAGGGGATTATGTGGAACCTGAAAATATATCAGGTTTTAGTTTAATAAATGTTTCTTTAACAGAAACTTCTAATTTAGAAGAGGGTTGATATAGAGATGCCTAATCCAATGTATGTTTATATACAGACTACTGAGAGAGATTGGAAACCTGGTAGTGTAATGATACCGAAGGATTATCCTTCTTTATTAGGTTATATGGATGACTTTGCTGGTTATATAGCTGAAGAAATGAAGAATATGTTAGTAGAAGCCATAGATACTCAAAGGTATAAGAGGAATTGGCCCTCTCTTTCTATTCCTTATTACGAATATAAACAGCGTAATAACCTCTCTTTAAATATATGGGAGGCTACAGGACTTTTGAAGAATAGTATAGATTATTTTAAGGTGCAGAATAAGTGGGTAGTGGGTATTAATCCTTTTATGAATTACCCTGATACTCCTGTAAGGGTTTTTAGAGTAGCCAGGTACATGGAATATGGAACGGAAAATATGCCAGCAAGACCTTTATTTAGACCTATTCAGGGGTATATAAGCAGGCATATTCGCAGGTTTTGGGAAAGTTTTCTTGATGAACGGGGGGTTACGGTATGAGCGTAAATTTATATGATGAGGCTGTTTTAAATAAATTTAAAGGTATTTTTTATAATACGGTTTACGCTCAAACTGATATGGCATTTCAGGCTTCTGCCGAATTAGATAAAAATCAAGGCAAGATGAGATTGCCATTGTTCTCTATTTACTGCATGAATTATACAATAAGTTTGGATTGGTTGAATTGGGGCAGAACCCGTGTAGGCAGAAGGTCAAGATTTACTGATACTGAAAATTATACGGAGATGGAAAGGGAGCAAACGGTTCCAATGAGGCTTGAATATCAATTAGATGTTTGGGCTTCTACAAGGAGTGACTTAAATGACATAGTTAGGGAGTTATTATTTTGGATTGTTCAGAACCCGACTTTTGTAGTAGAGAACCCGTTAAATGGGGAGAAATATAATTTTAATTTATATATATCTAGTGACTTGCAGGATAATTCTGATGTAATGACCCATGAGAGTAGGGGAAGGATTTATAGGATGACAATACCTTTAATGGTAGATGAAGCTGTGTTATTTAAGGTATATGATATTAAGACTGTTTTAGAACCTTTGATTGAAATAGAAGTGGTAGATGATATTAATGAATTGAAAGGGGAGGATGGATAAATGTACCGAGTTAAGAATAAAACTCGTCAAAAATTACCTATTGATATTGTAGAAAAAGGTAATAAGAAAAGGGTTTTCTTAAAAGGCAAAGGAGTTACCTTTTCTGAAGAAATTACAACTGTTATAGGTAGGTTGGAGAAGCAGAAAATTTTAGTAGTTAAAGAAGTAGATGAAGAAGAGGATGAGTTTGAGAGTAGTTCTACACAAAATTCTGTAGAGGATATGTTAGGGAATTTTGATGAAGGCGAATTAAAAAGTATAGCTGACGAACTTGAAATCCCTCTACACAATGCTACTAAGAAAGAAACTTTAATTAGAAAATTGTTGGAATTTGAAGATAGAGTAGCTGAATACCTATCTGAACCTTTTGGAGGTGCTTAATCTATGGTGATGTTAAGTCCAGGTGTCCGAACCAGGGAGTTAGATTATTCGACCTATGTAGGTCAGATTTCTACCTCCATTCTTGGTATGGTGGGAGGTGCTACTAAAGGACCTCTTGATAAACCAACTTTTGTGTCTAGCCCAGAGGATTTTTTTAGAAAGTTTGGAGAACCCGTAGAAGATGAATTAGCAACTTTCTGTGCTATTCAATTTTTAAGAGAAGGTAATATGATGTATTATGTTCGTGTAGGAGATGGGGATGAAGCAAAGGCTTCAGTAACAATTGATGACGGTGCTGCGGAAGTAGAAGAAGATGTTCTTGAAATAGAAGCTCTTAGTGAAGGTACTTGGGGAGATAATATATCTGTAGAAATTGCTAATGTTGATGGTACGGTTTTTGATTTAATAGTAAAATACAAAGAACAGGAAGTTGAAAAGTATTTGCAGGTATCTTTAGATGACGATGATGAGGATTATGTAGAAGATGCTACTGAAAATTCTTCGTATATATATGTAGAAGATTTAAAAGAAGGAGAAGGTACGGATATAGATGAGGATACTTTTGACCTTTCTGGAGGTAATAATGGAATAGATGGTTTAGAAGACGCTGATTATATAGGGACTCTGGAAAATCAAAGCGGTCTTGAAGCATATTCTGATACTGAAGAAATTGATATTAATATTCTTGCAGTTCCTGCTCGTTCAGCTAATGCTTCGGTTGCTACTAAAATTATAGCCATTTGTGAATCAAGAGGAGATTGCATTGGAATTATAGACCCACCATTTGGTTATAGTGCTCAAGAAGTTGTAGATTGGCATAATGGAGATGGTACTGGAGCAAGCGACCCAGCATCAGCATTGAATTCTAGTTATGCAGCGACTTACTGGAGCTGGCTCAAGATTTATGACCCTTGGTCTCGTAAAGAAATCTGGGTACCCCCCAGTGGGTTCGTAACAGCTCAATTTGCATACAATGATAGGGAAGGGTATCCTTGGTTTGCTCCTGCTGGTTTCCGTAGAGGTCGGATTGTAAGAGCTTTGGATATAGAAGATAGTCCAAATAAAGGGACAAGGAACTTGCTCTATGGAAATCAAAATGCGATTAATCCAATTGTTAATTTTAGTAGGGACGGAATTACTATTTGGGGTCAGAGAACTCTGCAACGTCGTCCTTCTGCTCTTGATAGGGTTAATGTCCGTAGGTTGCTCCTGATGATAAGGAAAGCAATTGCAATATCTACTGCATACTTTGTATTTGAGCCTAATGATTTTAGAACTTGGGATGAGTGGAGAGGTATGGTAGAGCCTTATCTGGAAGGTTTGAAAAATTCCAGAGCATTTTATGACTATTATGTAAAGATGGATGAGGATACAGTAACCCCTGTTCATATTGATAGAAATGAAATGCCAGGGTATGTATATGTTCAGCCGACCAAGGCTGCGGAATTTATTAGGATAGATTTTATTATCTTACCCACTGGAGCAGATTTCCCAGATAATTAATATTGAGAGTGTTGATTTTATCCTAAGGAGGTAGGTGCTTAATGACTCAAATCAGAAATCCCTTTGATGCCATGCATATGTCTAATACAAAGGCATATGAAGTTCAGAGGACAAATCATTTTGAGATTATGATTGTTGGGATTGATGGAGCAGATATCATTCTAGCGGTTAATTCCGCACCTTTACCAACTCATACTGTATCTCCTATAGAGTTGCATTACGGTAATGCTAATGTAAAGGTTGCAGGTAAGTATACTGTAGAAAATATAGAACTGAATGTTAAAGATTTTATTCTTCCAGATATAGAAAAGAAGTTATATGATTGGTATCAGTTAGTCTATAATATTCAAGAAGGTCAAATGGGTTGGGCGGAAGATTATAAGAGACACGGTTACCATTACCAATATGGTCCAGATGGAAATACTGTTAGGGTATGGGAACTGAGGGGCTTGTGGATTACTACTTTTAATCCAGGCAGTGATATGGATTATACTAGTAGTAATGCAAAGTCTATTACGGCAACTGTGGCTGTTGACCAAGCCGTTAGGCTGTAGAACAGTGAAGTGTTTAAAGGGGTAAGGGTTGCTGTGATTTAGTGACCCTTATCCTTATTATCTAATTTAGAGGAGGAGATTTGATGTCTGAGTATACTGAGGTTATTGCATTACCTACGGGGAAGTTATACGAAAATATTCCTGGAGAAATCACTATTAGGGCTATTGGAACTCAAGAAGAAAAAATATTTTATGGAAGTGCAGATGAAAGGGCTTTAGATAAAGTTATTCAAAAATGTATTGTTGAACCCGAAGGGTTAGATGCTAATGACCTTACTTCTGTAGATAAGAATTTTATAATGTTTAGACTTAGAATGTTAACTTACGGTGATATCTATGAATTTCCCTATGTTTGTTCTGAATGCAGGGAGAAGAATTATTATGAAGTGGATTTAACTACCCTGCCTGTATACTATTTAGATGATACTGACTTTGAAGAACCTTATGAATTTACCTTACCTGTCAGTCAAAAAGTAATAGGAATTAAGTTATTGAGAGGCAGGGATTTGTTGGATATAGAACAGCATTCTAAAAGGTTAAATAAAAAGATGGCGTCGACGATGGAGGGAGATATTAGTTATATTTTAAGAATGGCTCAATTTATAGTAACTATAGATGGAGAAGAATTACCATTCCCCCAGAAAAAAATGTTTGTTGAGAGTATGCATGGTAAGGACTCTGCTTACTTCTGGCATAAATTAAATTCTATTGAAGTAGGTTATGATACTACTCTTTATAGAACTTGTGGCAACCCCCGTTGTCGAATAGAAACAGAGATTAGTTTGCCTATGAGTGCAGAGTTTTTTCGTCCCAAGTTCAGAGACTGAAGAGGGTAGAAAATTTCGGGTAATGAAATGGCAAAATATAATGACCCAACAGTTTCAGATGGTCTATTATGCTAATTTTAGTTATGCAGATATCGAGAAAATGGCTGTTTTTGAGAGACGCTGGTTATATGAGAAATTAGTGTCTACTAAAGAAGAAGAAAAAGAGGCTAGAGAAAAGTCTATAGAAGAAGCAAAAAGGAAGTCTCAAAAGTAGTATATAATTTAGCATTTTGTGTTGAAAGAGGTGGTTGTTCTGATTAATAATCAGATAGACCAATTAGGTAAAGCAACTGCAGGGGCTGGCAATTTTCAATTTATCCAGAAGATTGTTGACCCCCTGCAGGATTTACAAGATAGAGCACAACAGTTTTATAGAAGGGTAAGACCTGAAAGGTTATTCAGGTTTTTTAGGGATTCTGAAAAGGCGGTGCAGGAGACTACTCGTCAAGATACTTTAAAAAATCAAGAGAGAACTCTTGAATTGTTGGCTTCTTTAGGTAAACGAGAACAAGGGAGAGATGAGAGAACGCTAGGGGATATGCTGGAACTACTCAAGAGATTGGTAGGTACAGCAGAAGGTTCTGGAAAGGATTTAGATTTTTCTTTTGATATTCAAGAACGAGTAGGGACACTTCTTACTGATAAATTCGGTGAGTTTGAAGGCTCTATGGATGACCTTTTTAATGACCTCATTAAAGGTAGATTAGATGAGGATATGAAAGGCAAGTTGCATGAGATTATGGAAGAACTTATCCCTGAATTGATGGAGGATTTAGGGGAAGAGTTTGAGGAATGGATGGAGACCAGAGAAGAAGAATGGGATGATTTTGCAGAAAGTGCTACGGATGCTTTTGATGATATTTCAGATGCTGGCAGGCAAACCAGTAACGATTTAAGAGGTTTCTTTGGTAGGGCTGCGGATTCTGCTAAGGAAAAGTGGGCGGCAGTTATTGCAGCGACTGAAATGCAGGATTTAAGGCAGACACTTAGGGAAACTATGGATGAAGAGGTAATAGGGTTAAGGGATTTAGAGACCAGAATACAGGGGAAGCTTCAAATATATTGGCAAGCAGTTGGTGAAGAGGATACTTATGTAGCATTTAGAAGGCGGTATAGGGATGAGTTTTTCGGGTTCCTAGCTGAGGGTGAAGGTTTGAGAAGGCATATGCTTTATGACGAAGTGGATTTTCTAGAAGCCATGAGTACATTGTTAGACCAAGGGTTTAGAGGACCTGAAGAAGATTTATTCGCAATGACTATACAAATGATGCGTTTGCAAAAAGCATATGAAGAATTTGGAGAAGTTAGTGAAGAAAAAATGATAGGTGTAATGACTAGGTATGATGAAGGTATTGCGATGACTGAAATGTATTCTGATAGGATAATGGCGTTAAGTCATTATACAAAAGGTCTGTGGGATGTAAAAGGTATAGGTATGGAGCAATTTGGGGAGTTTGCCCCTATTTTATTTGAGTTTTTTAAAGATTCTGAATCTGCAACAAATGCATTGGAGAATTTAGCTGTCGTAGTAGGTGTTGTGGATGCTAGTTTTGGGGATGCTGCGGGAACTATGGATTTTTTCAGGGAAGTTATAGTAGCAGATGATATGGCTTTGCATGAATTAAGTAAAACTTGGGATGGTCTTTTCCAGCATATTGATTTTACTACAAGAGAGTTGCAAGATATTTTGAGAGAAGGGGACCTAGATGTAGGTTTGGAAAAGTTATTGGAGGCTATTCAAGCTTCTTATGATGCGTATGAGGATAAAGACCAGTGGAAAACGATGATGAAAGCAATGGGTGTGGATTATAATTTTTTAAAAAGCTTTCTTGCAATGGCGACTGAAGGAACGGATGTTGTTGGCGAAACCATAGAAAATTTAGATGAGGCTAGAGATATTATGATAGATGTGGAAGATACTACTGATTTATGGTTAGATTACGGAAAACGGTTAGGAGGTTTTTGGGACAGAGTAAATAGTGTTCTTAGAACTTTTGTAAGAACTGTACCAGGTTTGGAAAAGGTTAGTGATGCACTTGCTGAATGGGGAATAAGTTTTACAGATATAGCTAGGGTTATAGCTAAGGTGACAGCGTATCTGTCAATTATTTTCCCTGATACTATGAAAGCTTTGGGGAAAGGGTTGCTTAAAAGGTTGCTTACAGCAGGAGGGTTTTTGTTTGGAGGTAAAGGGTTGCTTACAGCAGGAAAGTTTTTGGTGAAAGGGTTGCTTACAGTAGTAGGGCTTTTGGGGAAAGGGTTGCTTACATTAGGAGGGCTTTTGTTTGGAGGTAAAGGGTTGCTTGCA